AGCAAAATTTGTAATATCACTATTTTTTCTTGGTATATTTTGTTGGACTGTTGAAGGATTAATATCATCCCTTATTTGTGAAACACTTATATTTTTTGTAGCCATATTTTTTTATTCCTTATTGATCAACAAAACCTAGATTAATAAAGTGCTGAACTTCTAACGGATCGGCAGTCTTTATATATTCTGTAATTTCTTCATCAGATTTATCTTTAAATCTTCTTTTTACATCACCAAGTTGACCAAATTGATCGTACATTGCTTGTGTAGAAAAATCTTCTGCGGTGTAACTTTTGTTTAATTCACTTTCAATTGATGAGGTATCATAACCAGAAAAAATTAATTCTGGTGACATACCTAATTGTCCATAAATACCTTCTGATTTTTGTTGTTGGTAATTTTTATAATCTTCAATTAAAGCTGTAAAAGTTTCGTTTGATAAATTAGCAATAGTTGATTTAGTTTCTGGTGGAAAGCCTTTACCTTGTGCTTTATCAATTTCAATTTTTAATTTATTGTAAACACCTTGAAAGTTTTCAAAACTTCTTACTTCACCCTCACGAACAACAGAGTTATCTAAGCCTTTAATAAACTTAATCATCGTTGCGTATGCAGACGATCCATCACTTCCTCGAAGTGCGGCTTGTAAACCTTGATAATTTACAATTGCATCTTTTACATCTTTGTAAACCTTACCCTCTTCCTTGTTTGCACTTACAATATCTTTGCGTAAATCTGTCATTGATTTAGGTTGTGCCAAAGCCATAAATTCTTTTGCTTCGTTTATTTTACCTAATTTTAATAATTCATTACCAACTGATCTATAATAATCTCTGTCAGAGTCAAAATCAGACATTCTTGTATCTTTTAAAATACCTTTTACTTGTTCATTATCTAATATTGATTGATCTAATAATGACATTTCTTTATCAAATTTTTCTTGCGTTCTGCTATCTTCTCTTGATTTTAATTCGTTAAGAAATTTATCTTGTTCTTTTTGGTAATCTCTATCAACACTTTTATCTGCTTCTGCCATTGCTTGACCTAGAGCTTGTCCAAAACTTACAGGCATTGGAGAGTAAGAACTTGCATTTAATAAACCTTGTGCAAATCCAGATCCATAAGGTGATGAAGCAAAATCTAATAAACCTTGTCCTACTTTTTTTACTGTAGAGGGTTTTTGATTATTCATCATATTATTTGCAACTGCTAAAGGCGGTTGTCTATTTGATGGTACATTTGCAGATTGATTTACAGGTTTAGGAACTAAACCCATTGCATTTTGTTGCTGTCCTAAAGAGGAAAATCCTGCTTGTTGTTTTGGCAAAGCTGAAAACCTATTATCAAACACTCCTTTTGCTATTGCGTTTTTCGTTCTAAAATTACTTGGGGGATTAGCTTGAATATTAGGATTTGTACTTAATCCATAAACATTGTCTAAATAAGATCTGCCTGTTCCTCTGTTATTACCCATACCTACGCTCATTGTTGCATTATTTTGCAATGGAATTCTTGTATTCCCTGTGTAAGTAGGTGATGCGAATATACCTTTACTTGGATCAAATTGATAACCTCTAAATCCACTTCTGTTGTCAATATAACTTACCATTAGAAAAATCCTCCAAGTAAGCCACCACCGATTGCACCCATCATCGGACTAAGACCAGATATTTGACCACCAAGTTTTGCACCTGTCATTGCTCCACCAAGTAATCCTGCACCTGTGTTTCTAAAGACTGGTTGTGTACTTGCAGTAGTTGTTGGTACGTTTGCACCAAGAGTACCAAGATATTCTCTAAGTTTAAGAAAAGGTCTTTGCTGTTCAAAATCAAATCTACCCATAGCATCTTGTAGTTTAGCCATTTCTAAACTCTCTCGTGTTTGTCCAACATTTGATAATGCATTAATATCATCGTAATCGGCTTGTGCGAGTTGTGGTGCTAATTGCGTTGCTTGGAATTGTCTATTACGTTCCTGTGCAAAGTTATCGGCATATAATCTATTTTGTGCGTCTGCTAATTCTCTTGTTAATATTTCTTGATTTGCACCAGAGCCTAATCTTCCTGCTTTAGTAAATTGTGAATTAACTCGACTGGTGACATCGTCTGATACTTGATTTGCTACACCTTGTAAAAAAGGATTGCTTGATGGATTTAAATAGTTGCCTTGTAAAATACTATTTATTTCATTTTGTGCTGATCCTAATAACGGATTACCACCTATCGCTCTTGCTTGTGCAAGTTGTAGAGCAGTCTCCGTTTGCGGTGCAAAGTTTGTATAAGTTGCTTCTGGAAAATATTGAGGTGTTTGTGACTCAAACAAATCCTGTCCATAATCTATTGCTTGTTGATAGTATGGTTTAATAAACTCACTTGGCTCTGCCGAAGTAGTCGTTGTTACATTTGTTGGTGAAGATCCTTTTGACATTATATTCTCATATTTCTTTTCTAATTATAAAAACAGGTGAACTGTAACCATTTAGTTTTTTAATCCACCCTTTGCGACCTGCAACTTCCACAGCATCACAACCATTACGTTTTGCAAATTTTTCTATTCGCTCTTGTATCTCGGTCAACCATTGACCTAAATTTTTTCCTCCTGCGAGAAAGTATCGTAGTATTTTCTTTTGTGGATACTGTGCCATTTCTGTTATAACTGCACACTCCACGCCACCTTGCCAACTTATCCAAAGTTGAAATAAATCTTTTTGTAAATTAGTGTAAACATCATCGATACTGTATGTATCATCCAAAGCTTTTTCTAAAAAAGGTTTGCAATCCTTCCAGACAAAATCAATATCTTTTTTTGGTATATGACAAATCATCCAATAACAGCGTACGCAAAGTTTTGATTGGCATTACTAGAACTCGCATGAGTTAAAGTTGCTGATCCACTTGTGCGTGCTGATACAAACAGATTTTGAAAAGCTGTTGCACCATTAGAAGTAATTGGCATAAATACAATAACACTATCACCACCAATACGAGCATCTGTTAATGTAGTTGTCGTATTAGAAGCAGTTAGTGTTACACTTCCTGTACTATTTATTTTACCATCCATCACATTATTCAAAGTCGTACTGACTAATCGTAAGTGCTGTGCTTGGTCTGGCATTGATAATGGTACATTAAGAAATTGATTAGCCATTACCTTCTACCTTCTGGTCTTGCATCTATATCGACACCTAACATATTGGTAAAATTACCATTAACACTTATCCGCAAGCGATGATAACGATCGGTAGTACGCAGAGGACAATTACCAGAAGTATTTTGTGTAACTGCTGTACCAACTGAAACTTGATTTGCTTGTGAAGAACGATGAAGTGGGGTTACTGTTATCGTTGTGTTTTCTCCGTTTGCATCAACAATGGGTATAGCATTTATTAATGTACTTCTTTTTCCGTCTGCACCCTCAAACTCTGCTGTATCAACAGTTGCGGATAATGATGCACCTAAGAATTTTCCAAATTTTTTGTCGGCATTAAAACCTGCAAGACCAATAACTCCTTCATCATAAAAGAAACTATCCAATGATCTAGGCAAGCCATCTAATGATCCTAAAACATCTAAACTCTCTAATGTATTAAAAGCTTCTTGTGATGCACTTGCAATAAACGTTAAATCCTGTCCACTACCTGTTGACCATTTATCGGTAGCAAAATTATATATTAATAATTTATTATTAACAAAACCTGTACCTGTTGCACCATCACCTCGATAAGACCAGACAACAATACTATTGTTTGGATCTATTGAACAAGTTACGCCTTCAAAGTTACTTGTAATATCACGAAAGAAAAACTCATCTATTTTACCATTACCTATTGGTGTTAGCTTCTGTCCGCCTTCTAGTTTATAAAAACCATCCTGTGCAAGAAAGAATATCATGTTACCAAAAGATGCAACTGATCGTGGACTAAATGCACCAACTGAGTCTGCTATCTTTGAGAACGAAAATATTAATGGAGTACCAATATAATCGGCTCTATAAATTGCTCTCTCCATAAAGATAATACCAAAACTCTCACCGCCTACAATTGCTTGAACTGATCCATGACTTCCGACTATATCTTGAAATCCAGATTGTGTTGTTTGACTAGGTGTCCAAGTTGAACTGTCATTTAATCCAGACCACTTAACTCGTTGGTTGTAAACTGTGCTAGACTCTGTTGTATAACCTGCAAAAACAAAATCTCTTATAATAGCAAGATATTTTGCTTTAATACTTACAAGATCTGAAAATGCTGTATCAACACCTTCTTCAAATTTTTGAATATTATCTGCACCATTTGTTGCAAGAATATTTGATCCAAATTGCGTTATACTCCAAAAGTCTCTACTACCTGCTGTTGTTGATCCGTTGTAACCGCCAGACTTCGATTTATCTTGAAAGACAAAACTACTGTCCATTTGATACAACTTACCACTATCTCCTGCATAGTTTGTTGTTCCACCTGCTGACAGACTTGTAAATAAGCCACAAGGTGTATTCGTTAATCCTGTTCCACTTAATGCAGTAAAACTAGGAATGCTTTTGTATCCTTTTGCTAAAGGTATAACATTATCAACT